TGCTCCTTTTTTGTTTATACACTTTTTTTAAAACAATTTTTGATTAATTGTATTTATAAATAAAAAAATATATGATTATTTTAAAAGAGCAAGGAACTGCTCAAACTTTGAAATTCATACCAAGAAGTTACGGAGCAGATACGATAGTATTAAGAAATGAAACGACAAACGAAATACAAACTATTTCAGCAACGTTTGAATTAGATTCTTATTATTTATCTACTTCTAAAATATTTGACTTAAAAGAAAATACATTTTACAACCTTACTATTAAAAATGGTGTTGAGGTTGTATATAAAGATAAAGTATTTTGTACAAATCAAGTATTAAAAGATTACACGGTAAACAAGGATGAATATGTAGCACACGCTACAAACAACGATTTTATAATTTATGAGTAATATATCAATTGTTCAATTATCGGCTTATACAAGTCCTGTAATTCAAGAAAACAAAAAGTCAGATTATATTGAGTATGGAATAGATAATAACTATTTCCAATACTTAATTGATAGATATCTGTATTCAGCAACAAATAACGCTATTATAACAGGTGTTACCAATATGATTTATGGTAAAGGATTGGATGCATTAGATTCTAATCGTAAACCTAATGAATATGCACAGATGCGTAGTATCATAAAAGGTGATATGCTGAAGAAAGTAGCTATGGAGCGAAAAATGCTCGGAATGGGTGCAATGCAAGTTGTTATGGAAAAAGGCAAAGTTAAATCTATTGACCACTTCCCAATGAATACATTAAGAGCAGAAAAGTGTAATGATAAAGGAGAAATTGAAGCTTGGTACTATTACCCTGATTGGACTAAAAAGAAGCCTTCTGAACAAGCTAAAAGAATTCCTGCATTTGGATTCGGAAATGGTAATGAAGTTGAAATGTATGTGGTACATCCTTATGTTAGTGGATTTCATTATTACACACCTATTGATTATTCAGGTGCTTTACCTTATGCTAAATTAGAAGAAGAAGTTTCTGATTACTTAATTAATGACGTACAAAACGGATTTAGTGGTACTAAAGTAATCAACTTCAATAATGGTATTCCTAATGAAGAAATGCGTGACAAAATCAAACGTGACGTATTAAGTAAAATTACAGGTTCAAGAGGTGAAAAAGTAATTGTAGCTTTTAACGCTAATGCAGAAAGTAAAACTACAGTAGAAGATATACCTTTGAATGATGCACCTGCACATTATGAATATTTGTCTAAAGAATGTTTTGAAAAGTTAATTGTAGGACATAGAGTTACTTCACCAATGCTTTTAGGTATTCGTGATACAGGAGGTGGATTAGGTAATAACGCAGATGAAATTAAAACTGCTACTTTGTTATTTGATAACATTGTAATTAAACCTTACCAACTTGAATTAATTGCTGCTATTGATGAAATATTAGCAGTAAATGATATTAGTTTAAAATTATACTTCAAAACTATACAACCTTTAGAATTTGTAGATACTTCAGGAATGAATGCAGAAACTGCTGAAGAAGAAACAGGTGTAAAGATGAGTTCTGAAAAAATTTGTTGTTCAAGTGATTCTGATTTTACAGATGAAGAAGGTGATAAATTGCTTGAATCATTAAATGGTGAAAGTATAGATGAAGAATGGGAATTAGTAGATAAAAGAGAATTTTCAGATTCAAATGTTTCTATTGAAGAATGGGCTAATTCAAAAATAAATAAAAAAGAAAATTTATTTCAAAAATTAGCAGGTGTAATTAAATCAAATTCTTCAGCTAAAAGTTATTTGGATAAAGATACTTACAAAGTAAGATATGAATATTCTGAAATTAACGGAACTGATAGAGATAAATCACGTGATTTCTGTAGACAAATGATGGCAAGAACTGAAAGAGGTGTAGTTTATAGAAAAGAAGATATAGACCAAGCAAGTTTTTCAGGAGTGAATAATGAATTTGGACACAATAGACAAAACTATTCACTATGGCTATATGCAGGTGGTGTTTATTGTCACCATTTTTGGAATGAAAATCTTTACAGATTAAAAACTAAAACAGATGGACAACCTTATGTAGATAAATCTTTAGCATCAAGCGAAGAAGTAAGTTCTATTTCAGGTTACAATCCCAATCCGAGTGGTTTAGCTACAGCACAAACAGCACCTATCAATAGAGCAGGTAGAGGCGAATATCCATCATAATAAAAATTAAATAAATGGCTCAAGCATTATTTGTAACAAGAGAAGATATAGTTAAATACACAGTAATGAATGGAAACGTTGATACGGATAAATTTATTCAGTTTGTAAAAATAGCACAGGATATTCATATTCAAAACTATTTAGGAACTAAACTATATGATAAAATAAACGATGACATCGTATCAGGTACTTTAGCAAGTCCATATACAACGCTTTTAAGCAAGTATATTAAGCCAATGGTAATACATTGGGCAATGGTAGAATATTTGCCTTATTCGGCTTATACAATAGCTAATAAAGGTGTATATAAACATAACAGTGAGAATAGTACAAACGTTGAAAAAAATGAAGTAGATTTCTTGATTGAAAAAGAACGTGATGTAGCACAACACTATACAAATAGATTTTTAGATTACATCTGTTATAACACAGCAACGTTTCCTGAATATAACACTAATTCAAATGGGGATATGTTTCCGGATAGTGAAGCTAATTTTGTAAGTTGGGTACTATGATAAAAAAAGAAACTTATAAGCCAAAAGCGGTTAATGTTAAAAAGCTGCAACTATTTTTAAATAAAATAAAAGATAAAAAATGAGTTTACAATTTACACATATAAAAGGGGACACTTTTGATGAGGTTGCTTTTCAATTAAAGATTAACGATACAGTTGTTAATTTAACAGGTGCAACTATTAAAATGCAGTTACGCAAATGTTATTCAGATACTGCTGCTGCTTTATCTCTTACTTCAGTTTCTTCAGCGGGTATTACTATTACAAATGCCACAAATGGAGAATTTAAAATTAACACACAAATTATAGACATAGAAGTTTACAATTATGTTTATGACATACAAATTACTTTAGCGAGTGGAGTAGTTAAAACGTATGTACAAGGTGGGTTTAATATTACTAACGAAGTAACAAGATAAAAAAAATGGGTGACGATATTACTATTGGTGTAACTGAAATTGTAAACAATATTGAAGTTACTGCACAACCAAACGACCAAATCGTAGATATTAGTGTAATTGACAATACAGATGAAGTTACTTTAAACATAACACCTACTGTAATTGAAATCAATGTAAATAAAGGTTCTTCTTTTGCTAAATGGGGTGACATATTAGGCACACTATCAGACCAAGAAGATTTACAAGATGCTTTAGATTTAAAAGCTGATTTAGTTGATGGTAAAGTACCTTCTTCACAATTACCTTCTTACGTTGATGATGTTATTGAAGTAGCTAATTACGCTGCTTTACCTGTTACAGGTGAGTCAGGAAAGATATATATTACTATTGATAACAATCATATCTTTAGATGGACAGGTTCTATTTATGTAGAAATTACGGATAATACCGCAGTTTGGGGTGCAATTACGGGTACATTAAGTTCACAGACTGATTTAGTTAATGCTTTAAATTTAAGAGTACCTTATACGGGTGCTACAGGTAATGTTAATCTTGGCGAGTATGGATTAACAAGTGGATATTTAAAATTAGATACTACACCAACAAGCACACCTACAACTATAGGAACTATTTTTTGGGATGCTGCAAATAGAACTGCTGCTTTAATTGATGGTGATGGCGATACTACTTTACAGATAGGTCAAGAACAGAGAATATTAGTACATAATAATACGGGTTCAACTTTAACTGATGGACAAGTGGTTTATGTTACAGGTTCTACAGGTAATTTACCAAGTGTAAGTTTAGCAGATGCGACATCAGAAACTACTTCAGCAGCTACTATTGGAGTAGTTACAGAATCAATTGCAAATGGTGCTGATGGTTTTATTACAATTAGCGGAATAGTAAATGGTTTAAATACTTTAGCTTTTGACGAAGGAGATTTACTTTGGTTGTCAACTACTGCAGGTGCTTTTACAACTACTAAACCTGCAAGTCCTGCACATTTAGTTTTAATTGGCTATGTAATTAAAAAAGCAGGCGGTAATGGTTCTATATTAGTTAAGATTCAAAACACACAAGAACTTTCAGAAAGTAGTGATGTATTGTTTACTTCATTAGCTAATAACGATATATTAACTTACGAAAGTAGTTCTTCATTATGGAAGAATAAATCTATATCTACAATTTTAGGATATACACCTGCTAATGATTCAAACGTAGTACATAAAACGGGTGATGAAACTATTAGTGGAACTAAAACGCTTGATAATACATTGAATCTATTAGGTGGTGCAAATATAGATGATGCTTTTGGTATTTATTGGAAAAATAATGTAGGAGCGGTAGAAACTGCTTTGGCGGGTATTGGTCAATCAAGTGGTGCTTTAAATTTCTTTACGGGTAGTTCGTTAGTAACACCTAAATTATCTTTAAGTTCAGCAGGGGCAGCTACATTTTCTTCAAGTGTAACTGCATCGTCAATTATTAAAAGTGGAGGTACAAGTTCACAATTCTTAAAAGCGGATGGTAGTGTTGATTCTACATCTTACCAACCACTATTAACTAATCCAATCACAGGAACGGGTACAACTAACTACTTACCTAAATTTACGGGTTCAACTGCTTTAGGTAACTCTTTGATATTTGATAATGGAACAAATATAGGAATTGGTACTGCTTCACCAAGTTACAAATTAGACGTAGCAGGTGTAGGTAGATTTTTAGGTACAATACCATTAACACTTGAAAGAAGTGGAAGTACTAAATATACTTTTTCTTTAGGTGCTTCAGATGATTTTTACATTAACAATGTTAACATAGGTTCAACGCCTTTAACTATTTTAAGTTCAGGAAACGTAGGTATTGGAGAGAGTAGTCCAAGTGAAAAATTAACTATTGCATCGGGTAATATAAAATTAAATTCTTTTCAAAGTAGTGCAAATGATTACAGATATATAGGAACTGAATATGCTTCAGGAAACGGAAATAACAAAGCGGAAATAAGATTTGCAATTGATGGTGCCGATACGTTTACAAGGTTGCAATTTCATACTGCAAATGGTGCGGGGAATATTGGCGAACGTATGCGTATCACTTCAAGTGGTGATGTAGGTATCGGTACAACTTCTCCAAGTGCTAAATTAGATGTTAATGGAATATTTAGGAGCATTGTAACAAGTATTAGTTCAACAGGTGAAATTTCAGCAAAAATATTAGGTTATCCAACAAGTCCTTTTGGTTTAATTTTTAGAAGTTATTCTTCAGGAGCAACTTCTATTCAATCACAAAGAGAAGCTAATAATTCAGAATTTTTTTCATTATCATTGCAACCTAATGGCGGTAACGTAGGAATCGGCACAACAAGTCCTGTTCAAAAGTTACACGTAGAGGGTTTATCTTATTTTGGTTCTGATATGTTTTTAGCTCAAAATGGAGGTATATTTTTTGACGGAAATTCATCTTATGGTTCAGGTATTTTTGGAAGGAATTTTGGAGATGATTTAGCTATGAATGCGGGAGGTTTAGAACGTATGCGTATCACTTCAGGTGGCGATGTATTTATAGGTGCAACATCTGCTGCTAACGTTGAAAAATTAGGTGTAACATATAACTCACAAGATAGACTTGGATTTGTTTTAAATGACACTTATACAGGATCAGGAGTTGCTCAAATAGCAATTCAATTTAGAAGAAATGGTAGTGCGATTGGAAGCATTACCACAACTACTACAACTACTTCTTATAATATAACTTCAGATTACAGACTAAAACAAGACTTTAAACCATTTAATGGATTAGATTTAGTTTCTAAAATTAAAGTTTATGATTACCAATGGAAAGCTGACAATAGTAGAATGAATGGGGTTATTGCACACGAATTACAAGATGTAGTACCATACGCAGTAACAGGCGAAAAAGATGCGGAAGAAATGCAATCAGTTGACTATTCAAAATTAGTGCCTATATTAGTTCAGGCAATACAAGAACTAAAAGCAGAAATAGAAATTTTAAAAAACAAATAATATGACAATATTTAAGTGGATAATTTCAGCAATGGAATGTATCAAAAAAGATGGTGATTTACAAGATGTAGTAATAACAATACATTGGCGATATGCTGCAGAAAAAGATGGTGTTTATACAGATATGTATGGTGCTACTTCAATGCCATTACCTACAGGTGAAGATTTTACACCTTATGAAGAACTAACTAAAGACCAAGTATGTGGATGGTTAGAAGCTACATTAGATGTACCTGCAATGGAAGAAAGTTTAGACAAGCAATTGGACTTGATAATTAACCCTGTTAATGTAACATTACAACCTCCATTTGAAAACTAAAAACAAAAGTAACATTATGTTATTTTTAAGTAAATCAAATAAAAACAAACAATTATGGAAACTAAACAAGCAATTGAGATTTTAGTACAAGTAGCACATTTAGCTCAAAAAGGTGGTTTATTACAATTACAAGATGCAGTAGCAGTAGCACAAGCTATTAACGCTTTAGCACCTAAAGAAGAAGTAATAGAAGAATAGTTAAAATAGGGGATGTTAATTTATCCCCTTATTAAATTTAGTATGAGTAGAAGAGAAAAAATAGATTTGTTTTTAAGTAAGTGGGTAAGTAGAAAATTATCAGTTTTTGCAATAGCATCTGCTGCTTTATTTTCTAATAATATAGATGGTAAAGATTGGGTTATAATTGCTACTGCTTACATTTCATTGCAAGGTTTTACGGATATTGTTGAACGCATTTATAATAAATAAAATGACACAAGACGATATTAAATTAACCATAATGAATGCTTTAACAATGTTTATTACTTTTACTAATGTTGAAGCAATATTAAAAATAGTCTTATTAATAGTTTCAATATTTTATACAATTTTAAAGACTAAAGAAATGATTAAATCAAACAAGAGTAGTAATAATGATTTATGAAATTAAGCGATAAAGGTTACGAGTTAATAAAAAAGTTTGAAGGATATAGTGACAGACCTTATAAATGTCCTGCAGGAATATCTACAATAGGGTATGGTAATACTTACTACCCAAACGGAACTAAAGTTAAAATCACAGATAAACAAATTACAAGAGAATACGCTAATGAAATATTAGCACATACTGCTGATGTTTTTGCTGAAGATGTATTAAAGCTTGTAACTTCAAAAATCACGGTAAACAAACTAAACGCACTAACTTCTTTTGCGTATAATGTAGGTGTATTTAATTTACAAAAATCTACTTTGTTGAAATTGGTAAACATCAATCCAAATGATGGTAATATAGCTAAAGAGTTCTTAAAATGGAATAAAGCAAATGGCAAAGTTTTAAATGGTTTAACAAATAGACGCATTGCTGAATCAGCATTATACTTTACAAAATGAGATATTTAGTTTTACTTTTATTAATTACTTCTTGTGCTTCAAGAAAAGTAGATGTATCTAAAACAGATATAAAAACCAATACAGATTCTACTGCTATCACAAAAACAGATAGTACTTCTATTACCAATAATAATATTAAATATACTGAAAATATTGAAGAATTAGAAATTTGTCCTTTAGTAGATAGTTTACCTATTGTAATAGATGGTACAAGCTATTTTAACGTTGTTTTAAAATACAAAAAACAAAATAAAACATTAGTAGATACATCAAAAATAATAATGCGTAAAAACGTTTTAAAACACGTTTCTAAATCAAAACAAGAAATTAAAAATATAAAAGAAAAGCATATAGATAAAAAAGCAAATTACTTTATTTATTTATGGCTTCTACTTATTCCAATAGGAATGTATATCTATAGACAAATTAAAATTAAACTATTTCTGTAATGGCTAAAAAACAAACTGAAGTATCTGCTAAATTAGACGTTAAAATCTCAAGACCTAACATTCATTCAAAGTCTAAAACATCTTCGCTTAAAAGCTCTAAAAACTATCAAAAAAAGTACAAAGGTCAGGGTAGGTAAGTTTCTTTAAATATAAAACAATTTGTTTTTATTAAAGTTTCTCTATACTTATTTAAATGTTCTATAGATTTGAATTCCTTTACAAATTCTCTTAATCTATCTTTTTCATTTTTTATTTTAAATCTTACTTTCATAATATAGTATTTCGACACCACGAAGGTATATAAAAAAAAGCACACTTAAATTTAAAAGTTATTAACTAAATTGTTAATATGTATTAATTACATTTGAATATGAAAAAATGTTGCACTTGTAAAGAACAAAAATCATTTGAATTATTTTCAAAAGATAAAAACTCAAAAGATAATCACAAGAACCAATGCAAGACTTGTGTTAAATTATAT